CTACAGGAAAAATATATAACTCAAACAACCAAGTTAGGTTACATTTCTAATTATGTTAACAATGTACCTAATGCACAACCACCAATGGGTGATATCATACAAGGACAACCAATTGGGTCTAATCAACAAGCGATTTTAGTTGGGGCACCTTATCACTTCTATTTTGGTTTGAATAATGGTAAAACAGCAGTAGATAGGTTCTATAAACTTTACGTAGCAACAACTTAAGAATAATGATTGTAGACCCAACAACAAGAATAATATCATCTACTCAACGATATAAATCGGCACCAAGAACTGATCAGTTTATAAACATACCGTTCAGTCAAACAAGTAAAGATTTGGTTGAATATGATCGAAGTGTTGATTTGAATTTGGTGAATGTATTTGAAGAGGAACGACAATTGTCAACAATTTTCAGACCTGTCACTAAATTTACGATATTATTTGAGAATGCGATTTCGGGAGAAACTACCTATGTTCCATATAGAGATAATTTGTACTACACCAATGCTTTAGGTAACGCTAAAAATTATTATTATCAAGGTAACACGCCTCCGTTTTCGACAGACCAAAGTGTGCCATGGGAAGGTTTACCACAATATCCCGAATTTGATTTTATAAGAACAGACAATGCAGTTATTGGTTATACCCAACCACCAAATAACCATATTAACTTTAAAAGTGTGAGTGCCACAACATACAATTGGTCTCATTATATAAGTTATCCTTATGCGAATGATTTTACCAAAACTTTATTTACGGTAGAACCTGATACGACTATAAATTGGACTTGGGTTGCATCAAATGGAATACCGTATTATATTGTGGTGGGATCAAACCAACTACGTAATAATATAGTATTCAAATCACCATTAAAACATGGTCTAGCAGTTGGTGAGTTCGTTCAATTATCGGTAAATTATAATGGAAACCAATTATTCCAAGTCACGAGTTTAGGTGACGGAGGATCAGGTTCAGAAGAATATATATTTAACATTAGAAATGTCGGTTATACAGGAACAACTTTTCTAACTAACACAAAAGGTACATTTAGACGAGTTATAAATGCCGCTAATTCCGCCGACACAATTAGTCAGTATTACATTCGTAAACATAAGATCATTACCGATCCTGAATGTGCGGTTTTGGTTAATGCTGGTTTTGAAAGAAACATTTACGGAGATAAAAAGAAATGTGAAATTAAGGTTCTAACCCCAAACGAAAAACAAAGAACATCTATTAAAGAAGGTGGAAGGTCTTATACTTTATCATTCAATTGTGACATTAATATAAATGGATTATTGGATAATCAAAATAGACCACTAACTCAATTGTTCTTTACCACAATTTGGAGAGGTTATTTTGGGTGGACACGAAATATGAAACAAGGTTGGGAGTTCAATACATTCCTCCAAGATAAAAAACCTCAAACTTGGTGGGATCAAAGTAACCCAAATTCAAACACGAATATACCACAGGGACAATATACTTCTCAAGTGGGTTCAGGTTTATTCTTTTATAATGAATTTTTATTATCAGGAGATACAATTGATGGTGATTTTTGTGAGTGGAATAACTTTAATCAATTAGAGAGAGTCATATCAACCTACCAACATAAAATCAAGTTCAATCAGAATTGGTTTGCAATTGTTGATAACGGGTTGAATAGTACAAATCAAATCGGGTATTTTTATCAACCACACAACCCAATACAAATTGGAGCATTCTCTGATTATATTGAAGAGGGTAGCTCAACAAATGTTGTTGGTATACCACCTTACGCTTACTACTCTACAACTAATGCCTTATTCAGATGGAGAGATTTATACCCATATGGGTTTATAGACAATGAGGGGATTGGTGTTGATTTCCCATTCATGAACGACGCTCACTACCCATACATAAATACTGTATTTAGAATAACACCTGAAGATTATAATATACCTAGTGATTACTCACAAATAGGTAAGGTTCCACAGGACATAAACTCAATTGAGGATCCATTAGTAGATGAATGCGAATAAAGTAAAAATATTAAAATCAGATTTAGATCAATCTATTAATATCCCAATTAATATGCAATGGGATTTTACGGGTAGAGATGAGGCGATTAGTGAGTACGAAACGAGTATTTTAAAACAAGTTATTGGAACCGCTACCGACTTTGAGATTGCAAGATTTTCTCACAACGTTTTCCAAAACATGGATTCAGCAATTGATTATGAATTTTATTTTTATGATAACCTACAATCTATAACGGCAACGACTATCCCAATAAATGCGTGGTCTAATTCATATTTGAATCTTGGGTTTACCGCTCAACAAGTATATTACTACGCAAAACAATTCACTAAATCATTCTTCAAGTTAGATCTTTTTGATAGTGACAACGAGAAGACACAACAACTTTATTTATCAATTATTTTACCTGTGCAACAAGGTAGAACTGAAACGGTTACCTTATCACCACTAGTTCCAGATGTAGAAATTAAAAAACCAAAAATGGTTTTAGATTACATTGGGGATAAAGAAGGATTTTTCATTTATTGGTTAAGAAGTCGTCAGGATATTGACATCGATACTTTCTATATGACTGCAAGTTTCTTTGATGCGAGAATAGGAGTATTCAAGAGAATGACAAATACTAAACAAACCTCAATTATCCCTGACAGATTTACTTTTGATAATTCAACATATTTCTATTATAGAGTGGATTTAGATTATAGTAAAAAAACTTACGAAGTGTTTTCAACATCAACCAATTTAAGGGTTGGTGATTCTTTGACACCGATAAAATGGTACGAATACGTTAACCCATAATGGAATTACAGGAGTATAAGTTTATTATTTCACCCGAAAACATCAAGAGTGATCTTGTATTTGTTCCATATACGGGAGAAACGGACATCACTACAATCATTGATCCTTGTTGTTTGACTGCAACAACGATAAGTGCAACTACAACAGGAACAACAGGTGTTTACCTACCTATGGATTATCTTTTATCGGGTAATACAGGTGGAACATCATTCTTAACAGGACTTTCGGTTAATATCATGTTGACCGAATCTGCGGTTGATATAGGTTATTACACACCAACCGATGGTTTGATAATACAGGCGGATGTATTAAACAATTTTATTGCTACGGCTAATACTATAAATCCGTACACATACACTTTCTATAATACTTCTGATTTAGAGTTCATTAAGTTTTTACAACTATGTACCTACACTTTGGATTGGGGTGATGGTTCACCACAACAATCGGTTGTTGGTATTACACCTCTAACACACACTTACCCAACAGCGCCAAATAACTATACGATTACTTTGACTTGTAATTCGCCTTGGGGTATATCAAAAGTACAAAAACCAGTTACGTTACCATACTCAAACGTGACTATAACAAACCCACAGGGTAATATAGTGTTTTATCCTGCTGGTGGTAGTTGGTCCGCAACACCAATAAGTTATGATTATATATTCACAGGAGATTCAAATACCGATATAAATGATTATTACTCTTACAATTATACTTCGGTACCATTTGTTATCACAGGATTTACCGAATCAACACTTAACGACTTATCACAATACGGACCAAAGATAAACTTAGCCGGTGGAAAATACAAATTGGGAGTCCAAGTTACAGGAACCACAGGTGCGATAGGAACTTATTGGGGTGTTGACCCAACAGGTGTATATTCCGCTTATACGATCAATGGTGTAAACTATTTTGATTACGAGGACTATACAATTTATGTAGTTGATTCGTATGGTTTAGTACCAGGTGATTTAGTTTTAAGTGCTTTAACAAAGAATGAGGCATTATTAAATGTTATTGATGAACCTGAAATTATAACAAATGTTTTTATTGAAAGAGGTAAATATACCGCATTAGAAAATGTAATGAGGTTAGGTGAAGTCGATAATGTAGGTGATTTAGAAAAATACGGATACAAATATTTTAATGTTGAAAAAGTGTCCACATAACTATTTATAAAAAAGGAAAAAAGATTAAAAATGGCAACAGGTAATTACGGAACTATAAGACCATCAGACGTTAGTCCCGAAGACGTTGAAATCGTAGTGGTTTATACAGAATCAAGAGACGATACTCAAAACTTCACACTAACAACTTTGAATGCTCAAGATGTGTTGAGACCATACTTCAATAATGCCAATACAGGTGGAAGTAGTGTTGAGATATTAGGGGGGTTATACAACCTTAAACTACCTGCTGACCAATTCAACAGATTAGGTATCTATACACTAATGATTAGACCAGCACAAATCAGAACAACAATTACTGATTGTGGTGTTTTATCCGCATTACCAAACGTAAAAGGTCTAGTAATTGACCTTAACAATGTTCCTGTTGAATATAGAAACAAATTTGTTAATCAAGGATTGGTAGGTTTTAGAGTTGAGTATTTAAATCCTGATGGGACCAAAATACCTAACTTCTTTAGAATTATTACCTCATCGTTCTATTGTGAACCTGTAGTACAAAACCTAACAAACACAATCCAAAAATCTATTAGATATGCTTATGTTGAAGGGGCAACAAACTTATTATTCTGTACGTTGTCACCTTCATCAGCACCTACTAACAAACCAAGTGCAACACCATTTATAGGTCAACCAAATCAAAGTATTATTATTTCAAATACATACTTTAATCCTATAAGTACTGAAATTGAAATTGTTGATCAAGACATCTCAACCCTTGCGATTGCACTTTACGGTAATCAAACTAAATCTATTGAAGACGGTATTTACACTATTTACGATGCTGATAACAACATCTATCAACAATACAACTTGTATGAAATTAAAGATCAGTTTAACTCTCTTCTTTATGAGGTTAGACAAAATCGTGGTGAAAATATCGACTTTTCTAAAGCGTTTAACAATATTATAGCTTAATGGCAACACAGAAATTTACTTGTCCACCTCAAAGTAGTGCAGCAAATCAATTCTCTAACAATTTAGTTGGGGTACAACTTGTTGCCGGTGGTGGTTTAACACAAGCGAATTTTAATTTCACAACAAACATTACTGAAAAACAGAATAGAACTTTTACAATAGGTACATTCTCAGATCCTATTAATTTAGAGTCTATTAATATTGACACAAACGTAGAGTCGGCAGAAATATTGGCGGCTAACTACAGAGTTTATCCTAATTACGATTTAAGTCAGGTTACAAACTTTACACAATACGGATCATTAGTTAAAAGATTTTCAGTTTCAATTACAAAGATAATTAACTTCTTCCCTGCTGGTTTAGAAGTTGCACCACAAACTGACAAATTTATTAATCAAGAAACAGCTTTTAATATTATTTACGATCCTATTGAAAATGATACAACATTAGAAATTTTATTGTCTTCGATTAGAAACCCTTTTGAGATTGATTTTTCACAAAATGCGGAAATTAATATGATGTTTAATGAAAATGAAGTTTCACCGTTGAGAAATATGAAATTACAATATAAAAAGTATATCTTATTTGTTAACGGACAACAATACCCTCTCAATTACCTATTTCCAACTGATAGTAATTCAACAAGTCTAAAGATGATTGTTGATGGAAACCCATTCAGTGGGTATCAGATATCTTATGATTATTTGGTTGTTAGACCAAATGACTTTGAGGTTAATAAGGTATTTAACTTGAACTTTGATTCGGTAGAAAACTTTTTACTTAATAGACAAATTACACCGGCATACACCGCTAAATTTTCTGTACCAAGAGAATTAGAAGATGGTTCATTCGCAATTACAAGTGAATACGCCACATTCCCTAAAGCGGGTATTTGGAACTTAGATATCATCACCTCAAGTTTTGATAACTACTTGACACAAATTAATGATTTTGCGATCAATTTAGATCAGTACAATACAAACTTACTCTCAAGATTTTTTACGACAGGTGCCTTAAAAGAGTTTGACACACCCGACCAAAGGTTTGAGAAGTTATTACAGATCTACGGAAGAAGTTTTGACGAAACAAAAACTTTTATCTCAGCTTTGGCCAATATTAATAGTGTTCACTATACCGTACAAAACGATATACCGTCACAATTATTAAAAAACTTGGCTCAAACTTTAGGGTGGGTTACAAACTTTTCACCAATATCAAATGAGGAGTTGTTACAAGCGGTATTCTCAACACAACCAAATACATTCCCTGGTTTACAAATTGGACCAACACCTGAAGAGATCAACTATCAGTTCTATAGAAACTTAATATTAAATTCAGCATATCTATTCAAATCAAAAGGAACGCGTAAATCTATTGAGTGTCTTTTGAGAATGGTAGGTGCTCCTGAAGCATTGATCGACTTCAACGAGTACATTTACGTTG